TGTCTTTCTTGCACTGTTAGTCTATCAAATGGCGCAATGTTTTTCTCGCCTAAGACCCAAAATTCATCAATTTTATCTGCAGCTAATAACTGCTCCATACTATACTCCACTGGATCTGCCTTAAAACCAATTACATAGTTCTCATCGCCCTCATCATTAGTGGCATCGTCGTCCAATAATGGGAATGTCTTCCTGCCTAATTGATCAATAAGAAATGTATCTACGTTCTTTTTTAACAAATAAAAGAAATAGCTATATAAGAAACCACTAAAGGGAATTGGACCTTTAGCTGAATCCTTCCTTTCGTATCTTCCTATGCATTGAAAGAAGGTCATATATACTGTCTGTCTAATATCCTCCTCGTCGCCATATCTTTTTGCCATATAATGAATACCTCTCATGCATTCATTTATCACTCGCATGTTAGATCCATTTATTTTATTCTTCATTAGGGCAAACCTTGTGCCAGAATCTTTGATAAATAAAGAGATAAACCTTCGTATGTCATAGTCATTCAGGTTGAACTTTCCATAATATAATAGTGAAATATATTTAGTTAAAAAATTACTGAATACCTTTAATAATTCTTCTTGTGCTTTTGCTGAACCCTTTTTGGCCTTAGCGATTAGGTCTTGCATTTCATTCTCTTCTAAAGAGTAATATTGCTCCTTGTAAGCTGTCATTTTTTACCTTCCCAGTTAACTATGTACTGACTATAAAAAACCTTTATGTCTTCGTAGAAGACAATTTGAGGAACTTCTATCTCAGCCATAAAATTCTTTGCGTCGTTTGAGTACTTACTTATGACGCATGTCATTTTTTTGAATTCATCAGGATAATACCTTTTAAATCTTTTTAATTTAATTTTACTTTTATCATCTAGATAGCCTTTAATCTCTACCCATTCACCATTTCGTTCTAGAAAAAAGTCAGGAGTATAACCCTTTGTTCCCCTTTTTATTGGGAAAGAAAAAACAGTAGGCTCAAATTTAAATTCTATTTTATAGATATTTAGGATTCTAACAAAGTTAGCTTCCCAGCTGGATCTAACATTAAGTTCTATATCTTTCCTGAATCCAGTCTTAGTGTATTGGTACGCGTTACCCTTTTTTCTTGTGAAGACCCCATCATCCTCTAGGATTACTTTATCGATCTGCCTGTTTCTGATGTTATTCAAATTAGGTTGTTTTTTAAAAGAAGATTTTTCCAAAAAAAAGTCTTCTGCCTTGACAACATGTAGTTCCATTATGATATCCTTAATGCCTGTAAGCGTATATATATTATACACTAAAAAATAAAAATATGCAAAACGACTTGCATTACCACTAAGAAGGAAGTATACTAATCACCATGAACACATTAACACACATCATCAACACAGCAATTGAAACCATCGACAACGAGATTATCGAGGACTTGGTTGTAGACCTCGGTTATGACTACGGCGATGCCGTCAAGGTAGTCACAGAGTTCAATGATTTCGATTTTGCTATCGATTCAGATTCAACTTTCTGATTCTTTTTAAAAACTACGTATAGAATTGGGGCTGGGAAACCAGCCCCTTTTCTATTTTCTGTAACTATTGTTTTTATTTCTGTAAACACCGGTTGGACAAGCACCTGATTTGGCGTGATCACAGTAAGAGCACACTCTGCTATTGGCAGTAGGAGTAAAATTTTGATCAACCATTATTTTTTGAATAGTATCAATCAGTTTATTCTTAACTTCTTCAATATCTTCTTCAGTAAAAAGATGACCTTTTCTTTTTCCAGATCTTAAATAATACAACTCAGCATAGATTTCTTTTTCTGGAAATATATTATGAAGTGCAAGGGCGTATATACCGAGTTGCAAATTTGAGTGCACGTGTTTCTGTGCAACTTCCCATTTACCAGTTTTATAGTCTGTTATGTTAACTCTATCGCCAATAATGTCCACCCTATCTATAAAGCCAATTATTTTATATGACCCTATAATATAAGAGAAAGACATTTCTTTATCATATATAGAGAATTCTTTATCTACATTTTGATCGTAGAATTCATTTAATATAATTGATCCAACTGAAATAAGATCTGGAGTTATTTCTTGATTTGGATCCCAAATAGGAATATTATTTTTATATTCTTCCTGAAGTTCCTTTAAATCTAAAACTTTATTATTTTCTAAAGTATTTTCAAGAACTGCATGGACAATGTTTCCAAGAGCTGCCGGTGCGTTGAACTGTCTTGGTTCTTTCTTGATATAAGAATAGAAATATCTTGATGGACATTGGTCGTACGTATCTATTCTAGAATATGAAAAATCTACTAAACTTAATTTTTCTAAATCACTTAAGCTATCATAATTTTTAATTAATATAGAACTCAAAAATATTCCTACTGTTCTTCATTGGGATCGTATATTAGTCGACCATTTTCATCGAATTCTCTTCCAATTTCATCTATAGTGTGATTGTTGAGTTTATTTATATAAGCGCCCTGGCCGATTGCCACCCAACCACTTTCACCTATTTCCATATGATCATCTTCTTCATAGGGCCACATCTTCGCCCCCTATGGATACTTTAACTTCAGTAATATCATCTGCATTCAGATAATAACTCACAACTGTGTATAGGTCTTTTAATTCTTTCTGCGTTAGATAGAATCCAACACAGGTGCACTGTAGGAATAATTTGTCATCATAATTGTAAGTTGAATCAGTGTATTCTGTTAATTTAATATTACCTTTTTCAACAACTGCTGGAAAGTTCTGGCTCATTTTTAATCCTCGTAAAAAGTTATGGGATCCCATTTGGGATCATTTAATTTTTCTCTCATATCTTTGACATATGAGTCCCAATCGCGTTCATCATCTGATTTCTTTTCATACTTAACTTGGCTCTTAAATGGATTGGATTTAAACTTAGTCATAACAAGTCTACCCTGCTGGGTTTTCCATCTCAGAGTTCCATTCTTGCAATCACAGAAATCTTCACTGTCTGCTTTGATAATAAGTTCCGGATCGTATCGACCTGAGCACCCATTACATTTTGTATATCTTCCTTTATCTTGACACCTATTGCATGACGGGCAAAACACCCAGCACCATCTATCTGTAGGGTTAACTGAAGGTCTATCTGCTGACATTTATTGCTCCAATTCAATTAATTGTCTAATCGCATCTTCCACTTTAGGGGATGCCTCTATCTTGTATTTGTAAATAAATTTATGTTTACCGTCCAATATCTGTAAGAATACAGGACGATCACCTCGTGACGAATCAATTATATCATAAATCTTATCTATAGTCGAAGTGGATATATTCTTTTTTACATTAAAAATTATTGCCTTACCTGTGGCAAATAGGTGGGCATCTACCTTTTCGCATGATGAGAAAAATAACTTACATGTGGAGTTTTCTTCGTCGCCCTCTTTATTTAAGGTTCCAGATATAATTACTACATCACCCTTATTAAAGTAATCGTCCGCTATATTTTTTGCATTGTTGGGAAAGATGATTACTTCAACATCTGAAGAAATATCTTCTATTGATATTTTGAACATCTTCTGACCCTTTTTGGTCATTATCTTTTTCGAGGCTGTAATTATTCCCCCGACTTTTATATTTGATCCGACTTGATACTCAGATAATTCAATTATTTCGCAATCAACTTTTTTAGAAAGTATGTCCCATATTCCCATAATAGGATGACTGGTTACATATATTCCAAGTTCTTCTTTTTCTTTTTCTAGCATTTCTATTTCTTGTAGTCTAGGATATTCTCCTAAATCTATATTCACTAATTCATCAAATGCCCCTGCGGCTGCTAAATGTTCCAACGTACTCTTCTTCAGGATTACCGGATCGCATCTTCTGAGGAAGTCCACAATGCTTGTGTATGGCTCTTCAGTGTTTCTGCAGTTGACTATTGCATCAGCTATCGATTGCCCAATGCCACTTACAGCAGAAAGTCCAAATACGATTGATCTATCTCCTACTACTTCAAAGTCAATCCCAGATTTATTAATTGATGGTGGGGACACTTCTATATTTAATTTTCTACAGTCCGATAAATAGAATGCTTGCTTTTCTTTATTTCCAACTACTGATGACATGAGTCCTGCCATATATTCTGTTGGATGATTCGACTTAAGATAAGCAGTGACATAACTAATCATAGCATAGCTTGCGGCGTGTGCTCTGTTGAATCCATATCCACCAAAGTATTCAATATCTGAGAAAATTTTATTAGCTAAAGTTTCTGACATATCAGATGTTCGAACACATCCCTCGACAAACATAGATCGCATCTTGGCAATTTTATCCATTAATTTTTTACCAATAACTTTTCTTAAATCATCAGCTTCTGCGGAGGTAAATCCTGCCAGCTCTCTAGCTACTCCTAAGACGTCTTCCTGATACAGCATGATTCCCAGAGATGGTGCCAACACCTTAGCTAACTTGGGATGCTCGTATTTGATTTGACTACGACCGTGTTTGCGATCAATATATTCCTTATCCATTCCAGAGCCCATTGGACCTGGTCTATATAATGAAATTAATGCCATGATATCTTCTACATTGCGTGGCTGTAGCTGCATCATAAGCTGTCTCATCCCTGATGATTCAAGTTGAAAGACTCCAGCACAGTTACCTTTACATAACTCATCATAAGTTTTTGCGTCGTCAAGCGGAATTTTATCAACATCAATAAGTTCACCTTTGCGCTTATGCACTAACTTAATACAGGAATCAATAACCCCAAGGTTTCTTAATCCAAGAAAGTCAATTTTCAAAAGGCCACACTGCTCAACCCTACCCATATCCCATTGTGTAATGATTGGATTATCTACACCCTTTCGCATGATGGGGAGATATTCGGTTAGTTCATCTCTAGATATAACTATACCAGCAGCATGTATACCGGTCTGTCTCACCAGGCCCTCTAGACCAAATGCCGTGTCTACAATAGTCTTAGCGTCTGAGTCTTTATCGTATAGCTGCTTAAATTCTTCAACCTCCATGCACTCTGAAAGGTTTTTTGAGATACCTAATACTGGCGGAGGAACAAGTTTGGCCACTACGTCTCCTCCAGCAAAATCATAACCTAGGGCTCTGGCGGCGTCTCGAATAGATTGTCTGGCACCCGTCTTATTGAACGTACAGATATGGGCAACGTGGTCAGATCCATATTTAGTTCTGGCATAGTTGATTACTTCATCACGATATCTATCATCAAAGTCAAGGTCAATGTCAGGCATTGATTTTCTACCTTCAACAAGAAATCGTTCAAACATTAATCCGAATTTAATTGGATCTAGATTTGTAATTTTAAATGCGTAAGAGAGAATGCTGCCTGCTGCGGAACCTCTTCCCCAACCAACTCTGACATTATTATTCTTAGCCCAATTTACTAGATCCGATACGACTAAGAAATACTCAGTAAATCCCATTTCTTTTACGACACGTATTTCGTGATTAGCTCTATCCACTATATGAGGAGGTAGAGGGTCACCATATCTTTCCTTCAAGCCGCTCCAAGCTAACCTATCAAAGTAGTCCATGGGTGCTTCTAGAGTTGGAATAGGGAAGTCTGGGAAGTGAATGTCACCAAAAGAAAGATTTAGATCAATCATGTCACAAACATCCATGCTATTTTTTAACCAGTCTGGATTAAATTTAGATGACATTTCATCATACGATTGAAGATAAAACTCTTCTCCAGTAAATGAAAATCTATTTGGAGTGTGTATATTTGCGTTAGTTGCTACGCATAACATAATGTCATGGGATCTCGCATCACTCTTGTGGACATAATGGCAATCGCCACTTGGGACCACTTTTGCGCCGATAGTTTCTGCTATTTGCACTAGTTGATTAAATACTTTTTTCTGTTCTCCAAGACCATGATCTTGAACTTCAATAAAGTAGTTTTCCTTGCCAACAATATCTTGCATTTTTTTTGCTGATGCAAGAGCAAAAGCATAATCATCTCTCAGCAATGCTTGGCAAACTTCACTGTTTAAACAGCCAGAGAGAACAATAATTCCTTCGGAATGTTCTGCTATTAAATCATGATCAATGCGTGGCTTTACGTAATAACCTTCTAGGAAAGATCTAGAAGATATTTTAATAATATTATTATAACCAACTTTGTTTTTGGCTAGAATAGTTATATGGTAAGGGCCTCTTTGCTCCCATTCATTTTGTGATGGTCCTGATCTTTCTTCGGGATCTCTATCAAATCTAGTTTTTCTAGCTTGATAGAATTCAGAACCAAGAATTGGCTTAACCCCAATAGAAGTTCCAGCGTCATAGAAGTCTAACCATGAATGTATGTTTCCATGATCGGTAGTAGCTAAGCCTCTCATTCCTAAGGACTTAGCTCTAGTTAAGTACTGCTCTATGTCACCGTGACCGTCTAACATTGAAAAGACTGTATGGTTATGGAGGTTAGTCCAATTCTTCATTAAATTCCTCTACTCTTGTCTGAACCTTCTAAAGAGCTATCTCTTACTTCGCGATATGTAATAATTACCACTCCACCGCAATACTTGCACGGTACTGGCTTACCTTCTTGAGCGAAGGGACTATTGTACATATATCTTTCGGGCTGATCTGATTTACATTCAGAGCAGACGCCAATAACATCATCTGTATTTTCTATCTCAGGCATGTTCACCTCCTTTATCCATTAGTTTATAAGCAAAACGCACTGGAGATGGAGAAGACTGCTCTTGTGTTTCAACATACTTGTCCCCTATCTTTACCCATTTATTTTTTTTCTCTAGCGAACATTCTCCACATCCAACACCCGCAGAATTAGCTCTTTCGCATGTGTATGGTCTTCCGCCGATTCCCAATTCTCTTCTTTTTATCCAATCGTTTACATGACTATTAGTTTTTTCAACATTATAGTCTGAACAATTACTTAAGATACCATGAAGAAATTTTATTGATTCTTCATTATAAGTTAAAATTGAACATAGGAATAGTCTTGCCTCATGTTCTAGATATTTTTTTTCAATAGCTTGTTGTTGGAGTCTAGCTATTGATGTACAGCTTTTTAGTAATTTGTCAGGAGTAAATTCTTTTTCTTTAACATCCACTTGTTTAAATGCAGTTGATCCATACTTATTGAAATAGCCCATAAAATCTTTTGATTTTTCTTTTTCTATTTCCATATTATAGGTAAATTCTCTAAACCATTCATTGGCCTTGGCATTGAAGTTCTGTTCTGATACTTCATTGGAAGAGGGCACTGTACAATAATCAGTTATTCTATCCATACCCTGAGAGAGAGTATCTTCTGGTATTAAATTTTTATATAGATTTGTATCTTGATGCTTACTGCCTTCTAGGCGCCACATTCTTCTAGCATCATACACACTGAAATCTAGTGATTCTAACTTGAGTTTATCTTTTAGAGTTGAAGCTATGAATCTAAAAATATTAGGAAGATTATTGGATGGATTAATGCCTAGAGTAATGGCTTCACATTCTATATGAAAGCCTTTTTTACCAGTAAAATATACCAGTACAGCAGACTTTGGAATATAATTAATAAGATAATTATATAACTTCATGCAATCAATATATGATTCATGTGGATCTTTGTTGTCTATATCAAAATATAATGATCCTAATCTAATAGCTTTATCTAGATCAGTGGAATTATAATGCCAGATAGAAGTATAGAGGCCAATATTTCCATTCTGTTGACGAAAAAATTCTTTATCCTTTGCTTCTATAAATAGAGTATTGTCTCCGTCTTTTTGACGGATAACTCTACCCAAGCTTTGCACATACTTTGCTGTCTCTAGGTATTTCCAAGATGACAAAAATTTATCTGGATCATTTGGGATTATCATAGTATCTTTGCCTTAGACTCTTTATCGGAAATACTGGCGATTACAATACGATTTTCTTTTTTCAAATTAAATGAATTATTTCTATAGTAGACTGATTCTTTAATTATGTCTTCTAGTATAGAAATAATATAAATTCTCTTTGATATTCTGCTATTCATTTGTCCATCTGTCATTAATCAATTGACTATCCTCGATTATAACATGCACTTTACTAGCTATATTGTCAGCTAAATGCACAATATAATCCATATAAGTTATCGGATATGTTTCTGGAACTGGTGACCATGGACCCAAATGACATCTCACTAGTCTCAAGATGCTTTGCACATTTTCTTCAGAAATAAACAACGTAGATGAATGACTGTCATTGGCATATTCCTTGTCATATCGAATGCAGTCTGATACAAATTTATTAACAGTGTAGGGGTGCATTGGATCATACTGAAACATCCCGACTTCTTCAGATGGAATACCCTTAGTAATATCATGTAGCAGGCATGCTGCAATTATAAGATCTCTTTCCTCTATGCTTAATGCATAGGAGTCTGATATCACTTCTGCAACTCTAACAACTCTTTTAGTATGTAGCACATTCCCACCAGGGCCATGTTCATCCGGTGGATGATATCTCCCGGAAAAACTAGATGGTATTTCCCAAAATGTACTAGCTTTTAGCAAAAGTGATCTGACAAATGATTTGATTCCTTCATCATCTATCTGTCCAATTTCTCCTAATAAGGGAGCCAAGTATTCATCTTCTTGAGTAATTTGATTACTTGTATCTTCTTTCAGAATATCATCTAAAATACTCTTACCCATTATTTCCATCCAATCCATTTAGAACATGCGTCATCGTGCGGACACTTTTTGCAGTAAGCTGTTAATCCTCTTCTTGGGACAAAAGTTTCCTTATGACACATTGTATCACACCAGTATTCCAAAGAGTCAATGTCTTCTGTACTAATTTCATATTCTATAAAATCTAAACTATTTGACATTAGATCAATATAACCAAAGTTAGTTTCATTAACTCGACTTGGATGACGAAGTTTAAATCCCATATACATAGCAGAGAAATCAACTTGATACATGTGTCTATGATTAGTCTTATAATTAAAAAGAAGTTTTGTTACATAATTTTTATTATCTTTTCTAATTATTAAATCAAATTTGTCTACTATCTTAATTTCTTTGTTGATAATTGCTATATACTCTTCGGATATAGCTAGAGGAATCATATCTACGTCTGAATAAGTTTCGTGAAATGTAAGTAGTATGCTTGCTGCCTTTGTGGTCAAGCTAGCCATATTTCCATACATGCTCTCGTGTTGTTCGGTAGCTATATCGTAATGATCTACATTCTTTGGGAACCATAATTTTTCCCACCTATTTAACAACGAGGCATAAGACGGACTAATGCCTGCTTGTTTTTTGAACCAAAAGAAATAGATAATATTCTTAATAGTTGATTCAAATTTAGCAGTGTAGATATCTCTTGAATATACTTTTTCAGGAAGTTTATCACGATATCTAAAATCGTATAATCTTTCACAAGTTTGAAAATCTTTAATAGCTTCTACATTTAATTCTAGCATTAGTCAAAACCTTCTCCACTTAATAGTTCTTGAAGATCTGTTGACTCTGAGTATGATTGATCACTAATGACTTCATAATCTTCATAGATTTTTTTTGCATCGTTATATCTCACTAAAGGTGGATCATACATAAATGCAGAACCAGTAATTCTGTTCTTAGGTATTTGAAGCTGCATTATATTTTCATCTTCTGTTTCATCATTTGAAGCCAAACGTTTTTCTGTGATGAAAATTGTAACTGCGCACTTTTGCTGGATGGCCAAAGATCCACCTGTATCTGACTGCTGAACAACTTCTCTTTTTTCTTTCATTCTGTTTGAGTTTTCTTGAGCTGTGATGATCATGGCGCAGTTCATATCTCTAGCAAGCTTTTCTAATCTAACCATCATTTCTTCAAACTCGCCCCATCTTGGCTTACCTTTGCCACTGCCACGAGTAAACATAGATTGGATAGTGTCAATGATAACTACGTCTGGCATGTCTCCAGTATGACCTATCAAATCTCTTAACCAAAATTCAAGATCTTCAAAATATGGAGTTTCAGGATCATGGCGGACCATCAATCTATCCCCCCACTCTTCAAGTTTTGATTTAAATTTAGCCAAATAAAACTGTTTCTTTTCTTCGCTCCATTTATGAGCTTCTGAATAAACATTTTCACCAATGATTTGGGTCATAAGAATTCTCTCCCAGTGACCTAAGGCTTCTTCAAAGTTTACATATAAAACTCTATAGCCAGTATCCAGCCAATTATTAGCTAGGCACTTAGCAAAGGTACTCTTACCCTTGCCAGAGGGGGCAATAATTGCGTGTACAGCGCCCTTAAAGAATCCACCCTCATCTGTGTACCCCATAGCCCTATTGAGGGCTTTAAATTGCGTTGGCACAAAATCAGGTATGTCCAGCAAACGATCAGCTCTATTTAGAATGTCATTAGCTGTAGTCAATTTACTAAAGGGGTCGTACTTAATTTGATTTTCAAGATCCTTAATTAAGGATGTCAAATCATTAATTCGATTAATATCTTCTTGTGATTTCAAACCTTTTTTGTTAATAAGTATTTGAAGTTCTTGAAGATTAAGAATTTGTTTACGCTTATTTGCTTTATGCTTTATTAATTCAACAACTGATTCTTTTGTAGAAGAATCCAGACTAAGAATATAATCTATCATTATACCTACGCCGGAAGAACCGCCAAGTGCGTCATAGATATCTGTCTCGCTAGACAGCCATGACTTAAAAGCTATTGGATCAACTATGTCTAAATTAGTTGCTCGATAAAAACCAAGGAGCGCACCATAAAATTCATGGATTCCTTTTTCCCCATGAATCATACCAACTATATCTTGTGAAAGATTCTCGTCAAAATAGGATATCGCACCTTGCTCTTTCAAGCAGAGTGCGAATGCCTGGTATTCTAGTGGAGTTTCTTGTGATTCTTCTATATCTTCAAGTGCCATTAATTTTTAGAGCCTTTTAGTTTGCGGTAAAGATTCTTTTTATACTCTGAATTTTTCTTTTTCATTTCTTGATAATAATTAGAAGTTGTAATACTTGCTTTATTATTATCTTTCTTGCTATCTGGACTATTTCTAATAGCTTCCAGCATCCTATTATACACGCTGCTCTCAGTTAAAGAGTCATTATAGCGGAAAACAATTAACGCAATTCCATTATCCTTGCACCACTGTGCCTTAATGATATCTCTTCTTTGCGCTTCTTCAAATTCATATTTTGATTCAAAAAATCTAGATGTATAAAAGAAGTGTTGACGGCCATGATATTCAGCAGCTATTCCATACGAGGGGCAATAGACATCTAGTCGAAGTTTCTCGCCAATATGAAATTCATTAACTACGTCTTCTCCTGGCAAAAGTTTCTTCATTATCATTGTCAGAGCAGTTTGACCACGTGACATTTTCTTCTTAGAATCTTTTAACCAATTTAATCCAAGATAATTAATCTTTTTATTTATCTCAGATATTGGAACGTCAAGTTCTTTTGCTATTTGATTTATTGAATAATTAGTATCAAATAAAAGATCTATTAAGAATTCAATATCATCATCTTGTATTTTTTTATAATTATCTTTCATTAGTACTGTTATGAAATGCAGCCTTGCTCAATGACAAAGTTTTACCAGTATCAATTATGGACATGTTTAAATTATCCCACATCTTATTCATCAAAGCTAAACCAAAAACACCACAATCCAAAAGGCAGTAATCTACTTCCTTTTCCATTTCGGCTAATTGAGCGTAAACGCTATCTAGCTTTTCATGGTAATTATTGTAGGGAATATTTATGATATGAGTATCAAATCCAAAGTGGCGTTGAGCTAGTTTCTTATCATGAAGTGTAACAATAACTTTTGGAGTATTTCTAATATAGAAATCAATTACTGAATTATATGCATCTTTGTTATTTAGATAAAAGTATTCGAATACGTTTGAGTAGTAATACTCAAAGTTTTTGTTCAATCCAATTTTAAAGTGTCTTCCATTTTCAATGTCAGAAACTAGGGTGTGCGAAATTGCTTTCATGATTCTCTTATCATTGTTCTTTAATGAAGAGATAATATTCTTAGCAAAATTAGCTGGAAACGGATTCTCACTGTTCTTACTTAAGGCAACTATGGAAGACTTAGGAACATTAATGTAACTAAACTTTTCTTTTTTACCCATTGCCGAAGTAAGATTTCTAAGTGAATCTGTTGGATTAAGAAATGTCATTTTATCTCCTATTAAATTCCAAATGATCCCCAGTTTATTAGAACTGGTTTTTCATCTATGATTGAATTGATATGGTCTAATTGATGGAAAGCTCCACCGTCTAATTGTGAATATCGCTGATGCTTAGAGATCTTATCTTCATCTCTAATGTAGCCTAAATGTTGCATTATGAGCTTAGAGTCTACCCAATAGTTTTTTCTAGCGATCATGTCTGCTACATATGTAGGTTCAGATCCGCAGGCTAGTTGCCTATTTTTGAATCCACCATTTTCCACATACCTAAATATTCTAGTACTATTATTTGGTGTCCATAATTTGTCAACTCTATATTGAGTTTCGTTCCACATATGATAGAAGCGCACATTAACTACATCAAAAGGAGATGTATTCAAAACGTCCCTAATTGACGCGTCATCCGAGTGATAAAGTTTTTCATCGCAGTCAATAGCTACGACCCAATCTCCAACACTGGCAAACTTTTCTAAATTGCCCCACGCAAATGCTCTCAATTTTCCTTCATGAACATTAAATAATTGTTCAGGGGTTTGAAAAACTTCAGCGTATTTTGCTGCTATTTCAGCAGTATCATCCGTAGAGCAGTCGTCTGTGAATATTATCTTATCAACTTGAGTTGATAATCTTTGTAGTACATCTTCTAGAAATCTAGAAGATTCATTTCTACCAATCATTTGTGCAATGATCATTTTTTTTTCCTTACCTTTAAATGAAATCGAGGGGGTTTTACCCCCCTCAATCTCTGTCCAATAATTACTTAGAGACTTTATTGACGAAGGTCAGTCGACCATCTGTTCACGAGCCTCAGCAGCCGAGATTCGCTCAGTGTCTACTTCTCTGTAGAGCATCTCACCAAGAGTTGAGCGACGATTGCTTGAGCTTGTTGCAATCTTCTCTGCGTCTGCTTTATTGTTAGCCTTCACGAGCGAAGTTGTAGTCACTGTGAAATACTTGAACTTGTTATCTGACATTGGTATTACCTTTCATTAATTTGATGGATAATTGGTTGCGATATATTCTATCGCATCTTGCATTGTTGATGCAAGTTTTGTTGCCATATACTTTAGGTAAACTCTATTCTTATTAGAGTCACAGCAAAAGACTACTGCTGGCTGATTATTAAACTTAGCCCAAGCTAACTCAAAATCAGTACCTATATATGCGCGATCTTGTAACATATATTCTACCAGAATAATATCTGCTCTGCGTTGCATGAACAAATTTTTCTCAACAATTTCTTCTGGCGTTTCATAGCCTTCACCAACAATAGTAGTTGGATCTAACACATCATATCCAGCAAGGTGCAATCCTCTAGTTGCTGATTTGCGCCAAAAACGACCATAATCTTCAACTCCTTCGATTGCTCCTGAAAGAAATACTTTAAGCGGCATATGATACTCCTGGCCAATAATATTCTAAATCATTTGGTTCATCAAAATATTGTGAATAATATCCAAAATCTTTACGAAGAAGATTTGATCTATGTGATCTATGGAATTCCTCAATGCCAAACCACGCTGGCATTACTACTGAATCAAGATTCACTTCTTCATATCTCATGTTATTTTTATATCCTCTACTTACCCATTCGTAAATAGTTATATTTTGATACAACTTTAAAGCAGACTCATAGCCAGTCCACATCAGTGTTACTGGATGATTTCTCCAGCCTTTTGTTGGTGTTCTTTCTAAGAGTATATTGAGAACTTGAAATGTCTCAACGCGCTGTTTTCCAAGACGACGATAATCTAATACTTCTACAGATTTTTGAAAGTCTGCATATGGTAGAAATGTCTGCACTTTAGTCCTTTTTAAATTCGGTGAATGTTTTGTCGCCTACGCCAAAGTACTCTCTAGCTAGACCAGATGCTATTATAGCATCATTTAGGCACTCTCCGGCTGCATTCCATACTCGAGCTAAAACTCTTCCGTACTTTTCATTCTTGTCAATAATAGTTTCTATCTTGACCTTATGGCTAGCCGCTGTTAGCCACTGGTCAGTAAACTCTTTTGCTGCTAGACCCATTTTCTTTTCTTCTAGATTCGTAGTGCGACTCTCGGGAGTATTTACTCCATAAAGACGAACTCTACCCTTTCTCAGGGTGTCAAATCCTAAGTCAATAACAATATCAAATGTATCGCCATCAACAACTTTTT